CAACTACAAATCTCATTTCGTCTGCCTCTTTTGCGTAGAACAATTCGAAACGATCTTGCTCGTTCAAAAGGTCAGTTCCGATGTAAAGGTTAGACATTGAGCAAGCGAATAGGTAGTCAGTTCCGTTCAAACCATTTACACCAATCAATTTGATGTTTGTTCCTGGTACTACTAGTTCCATATTTGCCGCATCTACAGGGTAGTGGAACAAATTAGAATCTCTCAAGGCGATCACATACTCTCTGAAGGTATCATTACCGCAGAAGATAACTAGATCATCCTTGTCCAAAAGTGCAGCAGGAATAGCAGCGAAGATTTCGTCTACAGCCTGCTCAACATTTGCAGTAGTCAAGGTAGTCAAGTTAGAAGTGTTTCCCTTTACAGGATCACCTGCACCACCAAAGCCCATATCATTGATCATGCTAGCAAGTCCATTGAACTTATTTAGGTTAGCGTTTGCGCTTCCTGGGTCACCCTGCCAAATAGCAGTTTCAAGGGCTGCACCAATACGCTCAACCTTTTGTGCAGAATATTCTTGCGCATAGGCCATGTAGTCATAGCTAGAACCTTCACGCAAAGCCTTCTGAGTATATTTCGCTTCAAAAGTTTTAGGGCAAATTGATTCCTGAATCTTGATCTTTCCTACAGTGATAGTTCTCTGAGTGATAGTGGTAGTTCCTGAACTGTTGAAACCACAAGTACCCCCTGCCTGGAATACTGCATCAGTAGTCATGATGTTGATAGTCTCAGCAGATTTTACACCTACTTGGACATTTCCTAGTGCTTCAATAAGAGAAGCAGTTTTTGCTGAGAAGATAGCAGCTGAAGTCAACTGCAATTCGTTCTCCTTTACATAGTTTGTTAGTGCTGATAAATCTAAGGCCATTTTATTTTTGTTTTAATTTTTGAAATGCATTTTGTAGGCTATTAAACCTTTCATTTTTTTCTACTTTCAACTGCTTTGCAAATTGATTAGGGGAAGTGATAGCTTTATCACTTGGCTCTTTTGCCAAAGACTCAAGGATCACTGCGGACATTTTCACTGCTTCCTCTACATTACCTGCTTTTTCTTCCATTGCCTTCACCTTTGCTGTCAGTTCTTCTACCTTTTTTTCAAGGTCTCCCATAGCCTGCTCTACTTTGGCCATTGCTTCATCCTTCTTTGGTTCTTCTACAGGTAGTTCTTCAGCAGCCTCAATTTCCACCTCTACAGATGGGCCTTCTTCTGCTTTCTTTACTTCTGCAATTTTACCTTCTTCAAGGACTACCACAATCTCACCTGATTCTAGTTGATGTTCTCCAACAGGTGCAGGGATAGATTCACCTTCTGCTCCTACTACAAAGATTTCACCTGATTCAAGGTCATAGGCAACTACTGTGCCATCTACTAGTTTGCCTTCGGTTAGTGCAAAGGCAGCCTTCTTTTCTGCTTCTGAGAAAAGGAGTTGCTTAATCTGTACTAGTGCTTCTTTTGCGTTCATAATCATAACTATTCGTTTAGTATTTACTGTTCAATTTGACTCAGAATTTTGAAAATTTGTGACATGATCTGCTCATCTTCACTGATCACCCTATTTGTCTTCTCATATCTGAAAAGACCCTCCACAGAAAATCCTTTGAAAGTTCCTGCCTTCACTTCTTCCCATATCTTTTCATTCTCTACTTTGAATGATCCAAACCAAGAACCATTAGAGATTTCTTCATATCCTTTTGGAGGCATGATTCCCTTCTCCCTGTCAATGATGTAAGATTCAAACATGAAGACACCATCTACAGGTGTAGAGTGTTCTACATTCACCTTGCTTTGATATCCCTTCTTGAAGAAACGCTGCACAATCTTCTTGATCTCAGCAGCAGAAAAAGTGACATAGTATTCCTCATCATTTTCTCTTCTGTAGATCGGCAAATCTGCAATCATCAAAGGGCCTGTCACGATCTTCTGCTCAGGATTCTCAATGCTAAATTTATTGAATCCAACTGATCTGAAATCATCCTGGTTCATCTTTGATTCTGCCCATCTTAGCATAGGTTCACCACCCCATAAAAGGTAGGATATAGTGCCACAGGCTGCACTATCTTCAGGCTTGTAGTATTCTGCTGCCCTGCTAAGGTAGGAATAGGTTCTTCTTATGGTCTCCCTAGAAAGGGGTTCTCCTTTCATGATCTGAGTAGCACGAACCTTCCCTACCTGAGTAGCACATTTGTTGCCTATTTCTTCATTCAAACGGATTCCCCTTTCTGCATTATCTTTTGCAGATTGTGGGTAGTCATTGTATGAATCTTCAGCTAGTTCTTCTTTGTTATTGTAGCCACAAATATGACAGGTATAGGTGTCTTTTCCCCCTTCCTTATAATCCCATGAATGACCGCATTCTTTGCAGACTATCACCTGTACTTCAGCCATCTTTTCCTTTGGGTGTCCCTTTGGAAGTAGATCAAAATCTGTGTCATATTTTGGGTTTTCAGGTCTGCCATTTTTTAATAAATAAAGAAAGGCATTGACTCTTGCATAGGCCCACTGCTCTGATGAATTTACTTCAGGAGAATGGCTCACATTGTAAGCACCTAAGCCTCTTTGAAATACTGACTTCAAAGCCCCAAGGGTAGCCCTGCCATTTTTGGTGTTGCTTTCCTTTTCATTAAAATCATCTACTTTATTCTGCAAAGTTTTTTCCTGTTCAGCAGTGACTTTTGCACCCCTCTTTCCGCTTGCATCTCCTTCTGCTGATCCTTCTCCCTGTGGGTCTTTGTTTGGTGTCTTTGATTTTGGTGCTTTGGGTGATTCTTTAATCCCTCCCCTTGGCCCTACTTCTGCTAGTTCTTCAAAGTGGTATAGGGGTTCACTCTCGGCCGTATGCACCGCCCCTGTCATCAGTCTGCCTTCTGAATTCTTATGTGTTGGGCCTGTGTAAAGCACACCATCAGCAGTATAGTGAGGCATACCTTCAGCAAAGGCTAGGAAGTTTCTTTGAATTGCAGGGTGTTCTACTAAGGCAATGAAATCAACTTCTTCATCATCTTCAATATCATCCCCTATCATCATTTCATATAGTGGTAGTTTCTTCTCCATGTCTTTAAGTATTAGAATCCTGCTCTGCGTTCAATATCTGCCACCCTCTTCTGAGTGCCTGTCACTTCACTTTCCACTACATAGGCTCTAAGTGGTGGTTGATTTTGCATCATCTGACCTAGTGCTGTCACAGGGCTATTCCCTACAGTAGGTACTGCTGAAGTCACCCCTGGTGCTGAAGCAGAAATAGAAGGTGCAGATACACCACCCCCACCCCCTGGTACTTTTGTACTCATGATCTTTCTGACATTTGCTATACCACCTGCCACAGCTACACCTGCTGCTACTGCTGCCAAAGCAGGGCCTGCCACAGGAATACCTACCATAGACTGATAGGCTTTCTGTGCTGATAGATAGGTGTCAATGGTAGCTTGTGCAACTGCAAAAGCCTTTCCTGCTGCTGTCTCTTTTCCTACTAGATTTGAAAGGTTTCCAAGTAGCCCTGCAATCTTGGAGGCATTCTCCATCTTTGCCTCTACTTCTTTCTTATCTATGTCTTTTCTAGCATCAGCATTTGCTGCCATTGCTAAGGTGAATTCAGCCTCTGTGATCAGGCCATCTGCTTTTTGTTTTCTCAGCAATGCATCTTTCTCATCTATCAAATTCTTTTGAATCTTAAATGAGAGTCCTGCCTGTTGCATTTCCCTGTCAATTTCTGCTATGTCATCTGCTGCCTTTTGCTGATCAACAGTCAATTGAAGTGTTTTGAGTGACTGATCTTCCTGATCTTTAAGTGCAAGAAGTAGAATAGTCCTTTGATCTGCTGTCAATTTTTCATTGTCAAGAACTTCCTGTCTCTGCTTCCCATATTCAAGTAGAATCTGCTGCCTAGCTTTCTCATTTTCATCCTTGATGCCTTCTAGTCTAGTCTGAGTTCTGATATCATTTAGCTGCTTTTGAAATGCCTCTTCTTTGTCAGCATCTTCCTTCTGATATTTGTCTTTGATGTCCTGTAGTTCCTTCTGCTTTGATGCTTCTAAAATACCATCATCTTGAATACCTGCTTCTTTCAACTTCAGGAACTTTTCAGAATAGGCCTTTTCTACTGCCTCTTCTTCTTGCTTCTGTTTGTCTAGCATTTTGATTCTAGCATC